ACGGCAAGCGTGCTGATATGATTATCGTAGACGATGCGGTAACTCTCAAAAACGCTAACGAGTTTGAGAAGCAGATACGCTGGTTAACCCAAGACGTGCGATCTCGTCTAAACCCTACCGGCAAATTGATTATTATTGGAACACGTGTCGCCTCCGTTGACCTCTATCGTGAGCTTCGCTCCGAAGACCGCTATCCCGGTGGTCAAGTACCTTGGACATATCTGGCTATGCCAGCCCTTCTGGAACCAGATGAAGACCCTGATAAGTGGGTCACCTTATGGCCGAAGTCAGATATGCCCTTTGATGGACAAGGCGAAGCAGATCAAGACGAGAATGGACTCTATCCTCGTTGGTCTGGTCGTAACTTGTTTAATGAACGACAAGCTATGGATGCAAGTACCTGGGCTTTGGTATATCAGCAACAAGATATATCAGAAAATGCAGCCTTTGACCCGGTATGTGTTAAAGGTGCTATAGATGGTATGCGTAAAGCTGGCCGATTAGAGCCAGGCTACCCAGGCCATCCGCAGAATGTACAAGGCTTTACAGTTGTCTGTGGTATGGATCCAGCCATTGTAGGAGATACACGCTGTTGCTTACGCTATTGACCGCGCTACTTCTAAAAGGTACATACTCGATGCTATTAAAATTACTCGTCCGTCACCGCAGCAAATTCGTGACATTATTATTAATTGGACTCAGCTTTATAGTCCTTCAGAGTGGATTATTGAGAAGAATGCTTTTCAGGCGTTCTTAACTCAGGACGAAGGAATCAAACAACACCTTGCTTCTCGTGGCGTTATCCTCAAGGAACACCATACCGGTAGCAATAAGTGGGATTCAGGATTCGGTGTTGCTTCAATGTCTACCCTTTTCGGGACAAAGCAACCAGATGGAAAGCACCACCGAGATAACTTAATACATTTACCCAGTGATCAGTCAGAGATGGTCAAGGCTCTTATTGAGCAGTTGATTACCTGGACCCCAACCACTAAGGGTAAGACCGATATGGTTATGGCTTTATGGTTCTGTGAAATCCGAGCACGCGAAATGCTCAACTACGGCCAGTACGCTACCCACCATATGAAGAACCCGTTCCTGTCTAGAGCAGAACAGGGCAGAAGAATTGTCGTCAACATTGACGAGATGCTACTTGAACAAAACAAAACATTCGTCTAAGGAGATAACAATGAAATTACGTGGAGAATCAGGTGGCTTGCCAGCTCGTATGGGCGGAGTAGCTGGAGCAGCATCACGCGGTGGTCGGGCTATTGTTAAAGCAGTTTCTAAATCAAATAACAAAAGCAAAAAAGCTGAACGTCAAAAAGCTATTGATGCAATGTCTACTAATTATGTTGCCAACCGAAGCGTTAAAGTAAGAACCAGCACCAACCCATCTGAAGCAAAGCGAATGAATGAATTTTCTACTGCCAAAACAAACGATAGAGCATCAGGTGCAACAGCAAGACGTGAATCTGCTGCGGTTAAGCAAATGAAGCCAGCCAAAGTTGTAAAGATTAACTCAGCACCAGCAAAGTCAGCAGATGCGGCAAAGAAGTCAGCAGATGCAAAAGCTCTTAAGGCAGCTAACAAGGGAAAGAAGAAGTAGATGGCAATCACACCAAGCTATAAGCCAGAAGAAACAGAAGATTACTACATCGACAAGGGTGCGGTAACTACACCGCAGTACAACCCTACAGTTGATGCTAAGTACGCTAAGGCTAAGGCAGAAGCTGCAGCCACAGATAAGGTCGAATGGCCAACAAAGGTTGACGGCCTTACTTACTAAGGGATTACAATGTTAAATGTTAAAGAGGTAACCGCTAAGGTTGCACGCTTACAGACTCATTACGCTCAGCGTGATCAGCGTATGCGTGACGTCCTTTCGGTACGTCAGGGCGACATCTCAAAGGTTTACCCTGCGATGTTCTCAGAGGATTACTCCAAGCCTCTCGTTGCTAATATTATTGACGTATCAGCACGTGACCTTGCAGAAGCTATGGCTCCGCTACCATCATTTAACTGCTCTGCATCTAATATGGTATCTGATACAGCACGTAAGTCAGCAGATCTTCGTGGCCGTATCGCTAATTACTATGTAGATAAGTCTGAATTAGGCGTACAGATGTACACCGGCGCTGACTGGTATAACACATATGGCCAGTTAATCGCACGTGTAGAGCTAGATTACGAAGATAACAACCCAATCATTCAGGTTATCAACCCATTTGGTGCATATCCTGAAGTAGACCGCTTTGGTCGTTGCTTATCTCTTACCCAAATCGTGGGTATGGATGCACAAAACCTAGCTTCAATGTACCCAGAGTTTGCTGAAGAGATTATGGGACGCAACCAGTTCACACCAGGTTCCCCATATCTATCCTTAGTTCGTTATCACGACAAGGATCAGGACCTTATCTACTTGCCAGACCGTAAGAACCTAGTTTTAGTTAAGACACCTAACCCAATCGGTGAGTGTATGGTCCGTGTTGCTATGCGTCCATCTATTGATGGCCAAGCACGTGGTCAATATGATGATGTATTAGGTGTTCAGCTTGCACGAGCACGCTTTGCAGTACTCCAGATTCAGGCAGCTGAGAAATCTATCCAAGCTCCTATCGCTATTCCGCAAGATGTACAAGAGTTGGCCCTTGGTCCAGACTCTATTATGCGTTCTGCTAACCCACAAGCTATCCGTCGTGTACCACTAGAACTACCTAACGGTGTATTCGGTGAATCACAGGTACTTGAGCGTGAACTTCGACTCGGTGCTCGTTACCCAGAAACACGTTCTGGTAATACTGACGCATCTGTAGTTACAGGTCGTGGAGTACAGGCACTTCAGGCAGGCTTTGATACACAGATCAAGGCAGCACAGGCACACTTTGCACGTATCTTCGTAGAACTTATTGCTGTTTGCTTTAAGGTTGATGAGAAGGTCTTCGGCAATACCATTAAAGAGATTCGTGGTGTTGACGATGGAACTCCATTCACACTTAAGTACAACCCAGCTAAGGCTATCAACGGTGACTACACAGTAGATGTCCGTTACGGCATTATGTCTGGTATGAACCCAAACAATGCAACTGTCGCACTATTGCAAATGCGTAGCGATAAGCTCGTATCACGCGATTATGTACGCCGTGAGCTTCCTATCGAGATTAACGTAACTCAGGAAGAGCAAAAGGTTGATATTGAAGAGATGCGCGATGCACTTCGTGCAGCTATTGGACAGACTGCCCTAGCAATCCCACAGATGGTTGCACAAGGACAAGATCCAACCAAGATACTCAACTCTTTCGCAGAGATGATCAAGGGTCGCCAAAAGGGACTCACAATCGAATCGGTTGTGGAGAAGGCGTTTACGCCAGAACCTCAACCTGAGATGCCAGCAATGGCCCCTCAATCCCCAGTAGCAGGTATGGCTCCCGCCTCTGCCTCGCAGCCAAGTATGGAACAACCTGGCGGTGCAGCCCCTGCTGCTGGCGGACCACAAGGACGACCAGACATCGCATCATTGCTCGCATCAATCGGCGGCGCGGCATAACTCTAAGGGGGTGAAATATGAAAAAAGGAACACAAGCACCAGCTCCAATGTCAAAGCCAATTCACGGTACATCAGGAGCAGGAGCCAAGGTAACAGGCGGAGATGTTAAGCAGCCTTTTGCTGGAGCAGCTAAGCCAGGCAAGAAAGTAAAGAAGTAAATAACTTTAGTTGGGAGGCCGGACGTGCATCACGATTATAAAGACGTACCGCGTCCGGTCCGCCCCACTGATGCTTTAGTAATACTGACAGAGTTTATCTATAACATAAGCCAGGTATTTACCGGCTTGTTTGAAGCACTATACGAATTATCAATTTATCATTCCAACCGAACCACTAAGGTTAATAAGATATGGGATGAGTTCGCACAAGATTTAGAAACTATTCAGGAGGATACAGATGGCGCTTGAAGACGCTACTAACCCAATGCAGGGTGTATCAGGTCCTGGCAAGTTCGCAAAGCGCACAGACTTGCAATACCAGTCAACCGGTTACGGTGATGGCGTTGCATACGATGCAGCCAAAAGCGGCGCTCCGCTAGAGAGAGCACCTAAGAACCCTATGCTTTCAGAAGCACCAGTAGTTTCAGGTGGAGCACAGGCACCAATAACAGATTTGTTTGCACCATCTGCTTACCCAGATCGTGACATTATGTACGGCAACAAGATTGGCCCAGGTCCTGACGCTTCAATTCTTGCTGGAGCAAAGCCAGTAGAAAAGCTTTCAGATACTTTAGCTAAGATGCTTCCATTCGATACAGATGGATCTATCGCTATCTTGTATCAAGATGCACTAGCACGAGGTAACTAATGTCGGATAATCTAAAAGCAGCTGCATTTGCTGCGGGGTTATCTCCAGAAGAGCAACAGAAGATTGATGCCTTTAATAAGGCGTTAACTGTTCACCGTCAACTTTCTAACCTTCCTGCTGATGTAGCCAATCAGAAGTACAATAAACTTACACCAGAAGAGCAAGCCAGTTTACAAAAGAACTTCGGCAACGAAGATCCTGCTATTAAACCTAAGCGTGGTTTTTTTGGAACCGCTTGGCACTATACAGGCGGTGCTGTAGGCAACGCTCTTGGTGCAGTAGGTAGCGGTATCCTTGCTGGCCTCGGCAATGTATCTGATTTCTCTACACGTGTTTATCGTACAGGTGCTGTTGCAATAGACCAAGGGCTTAACCTTGACGAAGCTTGGACAATAGCAAACGATAAAGGCGATAAAGTATTTAGCCCAGATAGAATCGTTAACGCTAAGGCGATGTTTGGTCCAGGCGCTGTAGATGTAGCTATGCGTATTGCAGCTAAAGAAGACCCAGAGAAGATTCTTGCATCTGTTTCGCCGGAATTACAGAAGTATGTAATGCTTGCCGATCCTCGCAATACCAAGATTCCTGGTATTAAGGATGGCGACGTTGAAGCAGCTCGTGCAAATTTTCAAGATACTCTTGATGCAGTTAATGCTGCTAAGTACTCACCTGGTCGTTTCGTCGCAAACCTTATTACGCCACAACAGCTTGAGGGTTCAGGATTATTCTACAAGGCCGTATCAGGCGCGGTAGATGCTGCATATCGTATATTTGCAGACCCATTACTTATTGCTGGTAAGGCCAAGCGTTTCTATGATGTAAGCAACTACGCTTTAGATGTAGTTCTTGGCGGAGAAAAAGTCGACCAGTATTTTGCTAAGCCTGCAGTACAAAGTTTTTGGACTGAGTATGGAGCAGGTCTTCAAAATCTAACCAAGGCGCAAAAGTCTGGTAAGACAGAAGACATTATTGCAGCTAAGAAGAACTTAGAAGTACTTGCCCCACAGTTTGGTGACGAAGTAATCAAGGTATTCCAGACAGCACCTGGTGGCGGAATAGTAGATCCGCTAACTGCTAAGGCATTCTTTGAAAATGCAAAGCAGTCAAAGGAAATGATTACTGGAGCTATTGGTCGCAAGCGCGTATTGCTTCCTACTATGAGCGCAGGTCAGAAGCTTCGTATTGCTGCCGTCACTACTGGTAACAAGATTCAAGACCTTACCAAGATTGGCCCTAAGCTAACCGATGAATACTGGTTTGGCGGATCAACTGATGCTGACGGTATTGCTAAGACTGTAATTGATAACAAGGACGTAATTGTTCAGCAAGTCAAAGATTCTACAAACTTTAAGGGAATCTCTCGATTCTCTACAAGGTACATCAACTACAAAATTGACCGTGCAAAAGCAAAACTTACTCTTGCACCAATGTTTGAAAAAGACGTCTTTGACGTAACGGCTAAAGATGCAGCCGATAAGATTTATCGTTTGGCTGTTATGGTCTTGCCAACACGTGATGCAAAGATGCTTGCAACAGCCTTTGATTCTATTACTGAAGTCGGTAAGCGCAAAGATATGTACTACGGTCTTTGGGGTACTATTTCAGAGATTCGTGGCCTCAATACTAACCTTCCAGGTCAACAACTTGTTCGTTACCTTACAGGTAAGAATACAGCTATTCACGGTATTGACGATGCTTTCCGTGAAAAAGGTTCAATGCCATCAGACTTTAGCAACCTAGTTGCAGCTCCTGGTATCAAAGATCTTGATATGGCCGCAGCTCGTAATACATTGTTCCAAAAAATGATGGGATTAGCTAACAGCGATCTTGCAAATAAGACAGTTAGCGCTTGGTCATTTCTTACTCTTGCTGGTCCACGTTATGCTCTACGTAACGCAGGCGAAGACCTTATGGTTAACCTTGCTATTGGTATGTCACCTTGGGGTATTGCCAAGAACCGTATGCTTTCTACACGTATCAACACCTACCTTCAGGCAGTAAACAAGGTAGAAGGAAAAAACACTTGGTTTAATAACCCACTCGGTATGGTAATGCGTATGGCAAACAAGAAAGAAGTTGATGCCACCGCTGCTGAACTAACAGCTCTTAAGAATAAGTTTGACACAGGACAGGCACAGCTTGCTATTCTTCGTAAAGAACTTAGCGCAGCTCAAGGTCTTAAAGATGAAGCTTCTACAGCCATCATTACATCTAAGATTGATGAAATTGAAAAGAGCCTCAAGGGTGGTATCACAGCTCAAGCTCGTGAGATATTTGCTGCAACGCTTACATCTGGTCGTTTAAACCGCTGGCGTGCTCAGCTTGGTATGAAGCCAATGAACCAAGAAGAAGCAGCAATCTTGCGTGAGCAGATTCTTGACGGAGATCTTGAGAACGCTATTTCTGTAGCATCAGAAGGTGGCCTTAATATGGTTACTGGCAATGACTATATTACACGTGCTACCAACCTTGAGCGTCAGACAGGTACAAGCGTTCACGCTTTGACTTACTCAGCACCAGCTGGCAAGACTTTTGTAAAGAAGCCAGGCGAGCGAGCATTTGACTATCAAGCTCTTAACCAGCTTGATGAAGCATCTATGGTTTCTTGGATGTTCTCTATGTCCCGCTATGCTAATGATGAAATGTCAACAATGGCTGTAGCTAACCTCGATAACCAGAAGCTTGCAGTTGGTAATATGGTTGCTTGGATGACAGGCACTAAAGCTGGTAGAAAGTTTCTTGACGACGCACGCCTATCTAACAATATGAGCGCCCAAGAGATAGCAACGCTTAACTTTAACCGTGCTAGAGATTTGTTTGTAAAGCGCGATAAGAGTCTTAATGAAGAACTTCTTAACAAGATTCGTGTTAAAGATGAAGCAGGCAACTGGAAGGTTTCTGGCAATCTAACACTTGATGATTTGCCAACAAACCCAGATGATATTCCTGCTGTTATTATTGGCCCAACATTAGTACCAGCTGTTGAAGCTGAACGTATCACTTCTAGCATAATGGCTAACAACTGGACCTTCCTTGGTCTTGCTAACGCACGTATGTCACGTCAACCAATCGTTCTTCAAGAAATGGTTAACATCCGTAAGCAGTTTAAGAAGAGTGGTTTTGAAGACGCGTGGATAGCTTCCTATACTAAGGGTATCAACCCTGACAATACTGGTGGCATTGCTGCAGCTACTGCACGTGCTAAGAAAGATTTAGCCCTTGTTGTAGAAGAACGTGCTCTTAGCCAAACTCTTTCATATGTGGACAACCCTTTGGTTCGTACACAGCTTGCATTTTCTTTGCGTAACTTTGCACGTTTCTATCGTGCCACTGAAGACTTTTATCGCCGTATGTACCGAGTAGTCAAGTACAACCCAGAAGCTCTCGTTAAAGCTGCACTTACTTACGAGGGTGTGACACACTCAGGTTGGATTCAGCAGGATGATCAGGGTAACGATTACTTTGTATATCCAGGTATCGCTCCGGTTTACAATGCTATTCAAACAGCTCTTAATGGAATTGGTATTGGATCTGAGTTCAAGACTCCGTTCCCTGTAGAATTTGGCGCACAGGTCAAGATGCTTACACCATCTCTGAACCCAGACTCTTTAATACCAACATTCTCTGGACCTCTTGCCGGTATCAGCGTAACTACTCTTTCACAGATAGTAAATATCTGGTCGCCAGGTGCAGCAGATACAATCAAGGGCTATGCTCTTGGTAAGTATTCTGTAGATCAACCGATTCTGTCGGCAATCCTTCCTGCCCATATTAACCGCCTGTACGCGGCTATGAATACAGATGAGCGTAACTCTCAGTACGCCTCAGCTTGGCGCAAGGCTGTTACATACCTAGAAGCATCAGGTAATGGACTTCCTAAGAAGTACGACGAAGAAGGCAACCTAATACCTCCTACACCAGCAGAACAAGAAGAGTATCGTTTAGCTGTAAAGAACACTACTTTGTCGGTTCTAGGTATGCGCTTTGCCTTTGGATTCTTTGCACCTGCTTCTCCTCAAGTGCAACTTAAGTCCGATATGGCACAGTGGATTTCTGATAATGGTCGTTCTAACTTCAAGCAACTCTTTAACAACCTGCTCGATCAGTACCCAGGTGAGTATGACAAGGCTATGGCCAAGTGGGTAGAGCTTTACCCTAACCAGATTCCATTTACAATTACAGAATCTGAGCGTAAGAGTATTGCACCTCTTCGCTACTCAGAAGAAGCTGGTACTTTCGTAGACCAGAACGGTGAACTCTTTAAGGACTATCCTTCAGCTGGAGCATTCCTTATTCCTCACAAGTCAGGGTTCTCTTGGGATACATACAAGACACTCAAGGACAGTGGGTTGGTAAAGAACAAGCGCGTAGAGGATTACCTGCGTGACGTTCAGACTGCATCAGATCTTCAGCAATATTATGCCAAGAAGGAAGAGTTCGAAGTAGCTCTAACCAACTCATCAGTTGACTTTGAGCGTACTCAACTACGCAAAGAGTTCGATGCTTGGAAAACAACATTCTTTGCTGGACGTCCATTGGTAGCAGAAGAACTATCTGAGGGTAGCCAGAAGGCTATCAACCGCCTTCGTACCCTCGATGAACTCAAAGCAATGCTTGATGCAGATATTAGAGTGCGTCCAAATACTGAATCAGCTCTTAGAGATATGATGAATGTCTATGAAGATTACAAGACATCCAAGGACAGCTACGAGCAATTTGGTGGTAGTTCAAGTTTTCAAAAGATGCTTAAGCAGGAAACTATTGTTAAATTACGAGAGTTGTCTGAGTACAACGAAAACACAAAAGCAGCATACGATGTTCTATTTGGAAGATTGCTAGGAGATTAAATGGCTAAGAGTAAAGAACAGCTTCAGCAAGAGCTTGAAGTTATTTCTGAGAAAACACGTGAAGCCTATGATGCTCTTAACGGTGCTGGCGCTGGAGCGGGTAAAGGACTCTATAACGAGCTTTCTAGAGCTAAAAGAATCCTTGCTGATAAAAACTCATTTGATCGTGCTAAAGCTGAAGCAAGAGAAGACATCAAGCGACTTACTGATGAAATCAAAGCAGCTGAAGTAACCTACAAGAAGTTTCAGGATCAGAAGAACGCTTTAAACAAAGAGCTTAAAAATCTTAAAAAAGAAGAAACTGAAAAGAAGACTAAGGCAGCTACAGCTAAAGGCGCTGGCAATGTCTATGATAAAGCTCTTGAAGAACTTAACAAGGCTGAGCTGGGTATCGAAGGATACAAGGGCCAAGAGAGATATATCGAAGCTTACCGCAAAGCTGAAGCAGCTTTTAAGACAGCAGTAGACGCTGGCGTAACTCCTAAAAGTGCGCTACCACCAGCTCAGATTGAAATCCCAGTTATTGAAGCTGAGGCTGGAAAAGCTGGCGCTGATGGCAAGCCAGTCAAGGAGCCAACTCCTACTGAGTTCATTGCTCTTGTTACTGATCCAAAGAACAAGCAATTACTTATTGATGTTCAAAAGGATTTACAAAAGAACTTTGGTTATACCGGTCCTGTAGATGGAAGCCCATCTGCGCTGTTCCTTCCTTCACTACAACGCGCTTATGATGCGCGTGCTAACCTGCCAGAAGCTTGGCGTGGATCTGACTTCCGTTCCTTCTTAACAACTCCTGGTGCTGGTGCAATATCTGGCGGAGCTGGGGGAGCTGGTGGTCCAGCTGCTCCTGACGCTTTTGCAACCATCTCATCTGAGTCACAGGCAAAAAGTGCAATTAACCAAATTTTCCAAAACGAACTTGGTCGTGATGCAACACCTGCTGAAATCAAAAAACTATATCCACAACTGATTAAAGCGCAGGCTGCAAACCCTACCAAGCAGAAGATAGTCAACGGTGTACGTCAGACTATAACAGGTCTTGATGTAGGACAATGGATCACTGATAAGGCTCAATCTTTAGAAGAGTTTAAAACCAAGAAGGCTGAAAAAGCTGGTGGAACTCGTGAAGATATTATTGAGTCACTCGGTGATAATGGACTATTCATAGATCCAAAACAAGTAGATGAATGGGTAAGACAGATTGAGAACGGTGGCAGTTTAGATGCCGTTAAGCGCACTATCCGAAACATAGCATCTGTTGGTCAGCCTGAATCAATTAAGAAAATGATTGCAGAAGGAACGGACCTTGCCACAATCTACTCACCATACAGAACCACAATGGCAGCAGTATTGGAACTTCCAGTTGAGTCAATCAAACTTAACGACCCAACGCTACGTCAAGCTATTGGACCCGATAAAGAAATGTCTACCTACGACTTTGAAAAAACGCTACGACGAGATGATCGTTGGCAGTACACAGACCAGGCTCGCTCTGAAGCGGCCACTATTGCTACTAAAGTCTTACAAGACTTTGGATTTATGGGGTAACTATGGCTATAGCACCAGAAGAAGGTATGTCAAAGGCTAAGAAGCCACCGGTAGTTAAGAAACCACCAGTGGTAAAAAAGCCTGCATCTAAGCCAGTCGTCCCTAAAAAAACAACTTCTAATTTTGATGAAGCTGAAATCAATAAGTTACTTGGCATTCTTGAAGGAAGAAGCGTTAACGAAGACGCACTTTCAAAACTTAAAGAAGAGTCTGCTAAAAGCAAAGCAGAGTCAGACGAGCTTATTGCAGGTCTAAAGGTTGAAGCTATGCCAAGCGGTGGTGGCGGTGGCGGTGGTGGTGGTAGTGATACTGACGACAATGAGATGAAAGAACGCATTAGCGCCTTCGACATTCTTCGTGAAGAGTTTGCTAAGTATGGACTAGAATCCTTAATAACAGATGCACGTGACCTTCTTATTAATAAGACTCCTGTTAGTCAAATGAAATTAGCTCTTGCAAATACAGAAGCTTATCAAAAACGTTTTTCTGCAAACCAAGATCGTATCAAGGCTGGCTTGCGTGCTCTTACTCCGGCTGAATATATTTCTAAAGAAAACGCCTACCAGAACATTATGCGTCAATATGGACTACCAGCTTCTTACTACACAAAAGACCCTACAGGTAAGCAATCTGGTTTTGACAAGCTTATAGCTTCTGACGTTGATGACGCTGAGTTAGAAGACAGAGTAGCAACAGCTCAGAAGCGTGTGCTCAACACAAACCCAGAAGTCCTCAAGGCTCTTCGTCAGTTCTATCCTGATATTAGCAACGCAGACATTCTTGCATACACTCTTGATCCTAAGAATGCTATCCAAGATATTAACCGTAAGGTTACTGCAGCTGAGATTGGTGGAGCAGCACTTGCTCAGGGTCTACAAGCCCTTGGCGGTACAGCTGAGTCATTAGCTGGCCAAGGTATTACCAAGGCTCAGGCTCAAGCTGGGTACACCAACGTAGCAGAGATGCTTCCACGTGGCTCACAACTTGCTGATATTTATGGTGAACAACCTTACACACAGCAGACAGCTGAAGCCGAAGTCTTTGGTACAGCAGGAGCAGCAGAAGCTGCCAAGAAGCGCAGAAAATTAACAGGATTGGAAACCGCAGCATTTAGCGGTTCTTCAGGAGTCGGGGCCTTGAGCCGCGATAGAGCCAACAGCCAAACAGGAGCTGGGGCTTACTAAACTAAACCTGCCACTAGAACCACCGGCCTAGTGGAGCGACAACAACACCGGTAGCAGAAGCCACATAGTAATCCCCAAAGCTATATGAGGTCTGCGATTCAACTAAACGAATGGGAGATGGACTATGTCCAATTTCGAGTACGAGGACGACGAAGACGATTTTACCACACCGGTAAATGAAGGAAATGATCTCGTCAAACAACTGCGTAAAGCAGCAAAGCAAAAGGATAAGGAACTACAGGAACTACGTTCCCAGTTTGAATCTATATCCAAAGCTAACAGAGAGCGAGCCATTAAAGACGCCCTCGAATCTCGTGGAGTAAATAGCAAAATTGCTAAATTTATTCCGACGGACATTGACCCAACTGAGGAGTCATTGTCTAAGTGGCTAGATGAAAACGGAGATGTCTTCGGCTTCTCTACCACTGAATCCAACCAGGCAAGCGTTGATCCGGCGCAAGCAGCAGCATATAAGAAGATGAACAGTGTTACTGAGCAAGGGCTAACCCCTGATGCTTCAGATGACATTATGCGTCGCCTTATGTCTGCAAATTCGAAAGAAGAGCTTGACGAAGTAATTCGCCAATCTGGACTCTAACTAACCGAAAGGCAACAACCTAAATGGCAATTCCACAAGGTACGCTGACCGGCACATCCGCAATTAGCAATCTCGTCCAAACAGCGTATGATCAGTACGTTCGTATGGCACTTCGTAGCATTCCAGTAATGCGCGCTCTTGCAGATGTTAAGCCAGTACAGCAGGCGATGCCAGGTTCATCAGTTGTATTCTCGATCTATTCAGACCTCGCTCAGGCGACAACGACTTTGACAGAAGCATCAGATGTATCTTCAATCGCACTCGGTAATCCAAACCAGATTACTGTAACACTCAACGAGTACGGCTCAGCCGTAACAACAACTAAGAAGCTCAATATGACTTCTTTCAACGATGTTGACGCAGCTCTTGCTGACATCATCGCTTACAACGCAGCAGATTCTATTGACGCTGTAGTTGCTTCTGTACTTACATCAGGTTCAAACGTAATCTATGCAGGCACAGCAACAACAACTAACACAATCACTTCAGCAATGAAGATGACTGTTCAGGACATCCGTGAGGCTGTTACAGAACTTCGCACAAACAAGGCGCTTCCACGCATTGGCGAACTCTACGCAGCATACCTACACCCACGTCAGACTGCGGATCTCCGCGCTGAAACAGGTACAGGTGGATTCCAGGACCTCTCAAAGTTCACAGACCGCACACCATTCGTGGCTGGCGCAGTCGGCGTTATCGAAGGCGCATTCGTCGTCGAAACACCACGTGTACCGTTCGCAGCTAACGCTGCATCACCAGCAGTTAACGTCTACAAGGCTGTTATCGCTGGTCGTGAAGCTCTTGCAGAAGCTCAGGGACAAGACATCTCAACAGTTGTCGGTCCTCAGATTGACGCATTGCGTCGCTACCACACAATCGGTTGGTACTACTTCGGAGGATTCAACCTTCTCCGTCAGGCAGCACTCTACCGCATTGAAACTGCAGCAACAAACGGTTAATCGTAGTTGATTGACACGGTGGCAGGGGGCAACCCCTGTCACTGGGTAAGTTCACTAAGGAGAACTAATGGCATATCAAGCAACAACACCTTGGGAGTATCAGACCTGGGGAGCAGGCAAGCCCTGGCCAGATAAGTACTCACGTCTATCAGGTCGTCCCATTGTAGGTGGTACATACGAAGGTGAGATCAACCCTTACCTTACCGATATAGCTCGTGGTGTTACCTTCATCGTTAACGGATCTACAGTTACTACAACACTGTATCCATATCAGAATGATTTAGCTGACGCAGACTGGTACGTCTTGGGTGGGCATACACAAGAGATAACAGATGAGCAAGCTGCAGTTCTTATTGCAGCAGGCTATGGAGATTACGTGGAGCCAATCATATGACATTACATCGTAAGCAGGTACACCCAGTAGAAGTAGAAGGTTGCTTCGGGTGCAAGCTAGGAACACTTCAGCTGTCTAGAGGAGATGCTCGCCACGATGGAGTGATGAGTGCTAGACAGCACGACAAAGAATTAGGTTCTTACTATGACGCCATACGTCAAGGAGTAGAACCAATATCTACAAAGACAAAAGATATTGATGCAGCAGTCCGTTTATCAAATGATACCGGTGTTGCGTTCAATGGCAATGCACTATAAACAAGGAGCAAATATGAATACAGATAAAGGAAATGCCGCTGAGTCTACTAATGACAAAGGCTACGGAATGGGATCTACCGCTGGTATTCCTGCTTCTATGCCTATCGGTGGAGAGCCAGTAGTTAAGTCAGGATCTAAGGCAACCTTCAGTGGTGGAAAGAAATCGGTGAGCAAGTAATGTGTGCTGTATGCGGTTGCGGTTATGCAACATATGATGATATTGAAACAGGTGCTGGTAAGGGCGAGATGACTTACAAGAACGAGCTTACCGAGAAGTCTGAGGCCTAAATGCCAAAGACTCCAGCGTGGCAACGCAAAGAGGGTCAAGACCCAAAGGGTGGATTAAACGCTAAGGGGCGCGCCAGTGCTAAAGCACAAGGCAGTAACCTTAAGCCACCTGTGTCTGCTAAGCAGGCAAAGGATTCACCTAAAGCTGCCGCACGACGCAAATCATTTTGTGCTCGTATGGGCGGATCTAAAGGTCCGCTAAAAGATGAAAAGGGTAAGCCAACACGCAAGGCCCTTGCACTACGAAAGTGGGATTGTTAATGAAGAAGAAAGTTGCATTTTGGGATACAAAGAATCCTAAGAAGACTTCAAAAAAGTTAACCCCAGAACAAATTAAAGCAGCCAAAGCTAGAGCTAAGGCAAACGGTAGAAAGTACCCGAACTTAGTAGACAACGCAGCAGTATCAAATAAGAAGAAGTGAGGTGGAGTAGGTGCCATTAGGAACATACGGGTCAACACTCAATGACGAATTAAATCGTCTAGCAAACGGTGGCACCTATCCTGCTCGCCAAGATTATCTGGATCAGGCAGGAGCAGCACAGGCTTGGGCTGCAGCTAAGTCAGTATCGTTAGACGGTATCACAGACTTGGTAGGTGTACTTAACCTTATCAACGGTGTAACAGATAGAAGCCAATGGTTAGATATAGCAGGAGTCTGCAACGCTATCGCTGGTACTACCCAGCTTGAGCCAGCGGCAGCTCTGCGTCAGGTGCTTTCATAATGACAGCTACCTATAACCTAGTTTGTCCACAAGCTACAACATTTAATTTTAGATTCCGTCCACAGACTGACGGAGTTAACTGGGACCTTTCAGGATACACAGCAACTATGACTGTGCGACCATTCCTTGGTTCAAGTACAACTACTCTTCTTGCTACTACAGCAAACGGTAAGATTGTGATTAACACAGTAGCAGATACTGTAACTGTTACCTTTAGTGCAGTCGAAACAAACATTAAGCCAGAGAGTTACGTCTACGACTTGGTATTAACTTCAGGCACAGTAACAAGACTTTTAGAAGGTAAGTTCGTCGTAACTGGGGGAGTGACGGTTTAATGCCAGAAACAATCGTAATCATTGAATCTGCTCAACCGCAGACTTCTGTAGTCTTCTCAGCAGATCAAGGACCACAAGGTGGTACAGGTTCTACTGGCCCAACAGGGCCTGCAGGACCAACAGGTAATTCAGGACCAACAGGACCTATCGGTCCTACAGGTGCGACTGGTTCAACAGGAGCTACCGGTGCGACTGGTCCTCAGGGAGCAACGGGAGCAACAGGTGCCACAGGAGCGACTGGACCTACAGGTCCTACAGGAAGCACAGGACCTACAGGATCAACTGGCGACACTGGACCTGCAGGACCTACTGGCGCAACTGGACCAACTGGTGCCACCGGACCCACAGGTTTAACTGGAGCTACTGGTCCTACCGGTGCTACAGGTGCAACCGGTCCGACAGGACCGACAGGAAGTACCGGTCCTACCGGTCCTACAGGCGCTACAGGAGCTGATAGCACAGTACCTGGACCAACAGGACCAGCTGGCGCTACAGGCCCTACAGGGCCTACAGGAGCCACTGGAGCCACAGGTGCTACCGGCGCAACAGGTGCTACTGGACCAATCGGACCAGCAGGTGCAGTAGGTCCAACAGGACCTGCGGGACCAACTGGAGCGACAGGATCAACTGGAGCGACAGGAGCTACGGGAGCTACTGGTGCAACGGGACCAACAGGTCCTACTGGTCCAACTGGGGCAACTGGTCCTACCGGACCAACCGGTGCTACAGGTACCAACCTTACAGGTTTTAACACACAAACCGGTACAACCTACACTTTGGTTATCGGTGATAAGGACAAGATTGTCAGCCTTAACAACGCTGCAGCTATCACGTTAACAGTGCCACCGTCAGTCTTTGCGGCTAACGATATTATCAATATCAGTCAGTATGGAGCAGGGCAAGTAACTCTAGCCCAAGGCGTTGGCGTAACTATTAACTCAACAGGTGCAACAGCTACAGCCCCAAAGCTGAGAGCACGCTGGTCATCAGCCAGCATTGTCTGCACAGCCAGCAACACCTTCTTGGTAGTGGGCGACATAGCATAACTTAAGCTATACTGTCAATATGAAAGTAAACGATTACTTTGACAGAGTAGTGGTCATTAACTTAGACCGCAGGCCAGATCGTATGGAAAAGCTTGTACCTCAGCTTGAAGAGTTGGGTATCGAGTATGAACGATTCAGTGCGATAGATGCTAAAGAGCTAGACGTTAAGCCTTACGTGGCTGGAACTATGAGTCACGTAGCAGTCTGGAAGAAGTACAAAGGCCAAAAGGTTTTAGTACTAGAAGATGATGCTTTGTTCTGTGATAACTTTAATGACAAGTTTGAACACGTAATGCAGCACCTGCCTAATGGGTGGGACATATTCTACTTGGGAGTATTACTTCCTAAGAACACAGGTCGGGTAGCTAGTATCAATAACCCGTATTGGTTTAAGCAAGTAATGAGCACAGGTACTCAGGCTTATTGTCTAAGGCCAGATAAGATGGATTACTTTATCCGCAAGTTAGATGGATACGAGTGGTACATAGATATTGGGTTACGTCTTGAAAATGTAGACAGTAACTGTTTTGTTACACAGCCGAACTTGGTCACACAGTTCCCTTCGTACTCTGATCTTAGAGAAGAAGAGGTAGATGACTTTTGAAAATAGCCGTATATACCATATGCAAGAATGAGGAAAAGTATGTTAGACAGTGGTACGAGTCCAGTAAGGACGCCAACTACCACATCCTCACAGATACCGGTTCAACCGATAACACGGTTGAGCTTGCCAGAAGTCTTGGAATTACGGTACATCAAATTACTCTCAATCCGTTTAGGTTTGATGACGCAAGGAATGCGTCGCTTCTAGTAGTACCCGATGATGTGGACTATTGCATCGCACTTGATGTTGATGAAGTCCTAGCACCAGGTTGGCGTGAGGCTTTGAATGAAGCTTTCATAGCAGGTATAGATAGACCAACATATCGCCGTATCGAATCCTTCAAGGAAGACGGTACACCTGATGCTGAGTTCGACGGGTTCAAGGTACACCGCAGGTTTGGTATCAGGTGGAACTATCCTATCCACGAAGTACCGCAGTGGTATGGCGAAGGTGAAGAAGTCAAAGAACGTATTGACGGCTTTGAGATACACCATCACCAGAACAAGGAAACATCTAGGACGCAGTATCTACCGCTACTAGAGATGGCAGTCAAGGAAAACCCTGACGCTAGAAACTTGTATTACCTAGGTAGAGAATATACATATTATGAACGCTTCGAGGAAGCCACAACGCTTCTCAAGCAATACCTAGAGAAGTCTATCTTTCCTCAAGAGCGAAGTGCAGCTTGCCGGATACTAGGTAAGACAGATCCTGCTAATGCAGAAGAGTGGTTCCTCAAAGCAACTGAAGAGTATCAGTGCCGAGAGTCAATGCTGGCTTTAGCCAACTATTACTACCTAGAAAAGCAGTGGGAAGAATGCTACCTAGTAGCAAAGCAAGCCCTGCAGTTCACAGAAAAACCTATGGAGTTCCTGGCAGAAGGATGGGCCTGGACACATATGGCAGATGATCTTGTTGCAGTTAGTGCGTGGCAACTTGGTGACTACCGAACAGCACTAATACACGGTGAGAGAGCATTAGCTATATCACCAGATGATGAACGTTTACAAAGCAATCTCAAGTACTATCAAGGGAAACTAAATGCCGAATCTGAGTCAACTGATCTCCGAGGTACAGACTAACCTACAGGGTTACTCTCTACGTCAGGATCGCATCACCAACTTAGCGACACCTGGTGGCATCACTGCAACCGACCTATCCTTTAAGATTGGTCAGGCAGATAACCTTGCTAAAGGTATTGTCCAGATTGATGACGAGCTAATCTTTGTATCTAGCTTTGATAAGCAGAACCTATCGCTAAATGTAATACCTGGTTTCGGACGTGGCTTTATGGGTACAACACCAAGCCCACACGCAGAGAACGCACAGGTTACTCTGACTCCAACCTTCCCAAAGGTAACGATTGCACAAGCTTTGAACGACACTATCAACTCGTTATATCCAAAGTTGTTCGGTGTATCTTCAGTTACATTCCCATATAACGCGGCTCAGATTGCATACGCGCTACCAGATGATGCACGTGATGTATTGTATATCTCGTGGCAGACACCTGGCCCTTCTAAGGAATGGCTACCTGTTAACCGCTGGGGGCTAGATCGTATGGCCAACACAAGTGCTTTTAATACTAACAAGGTGGTCAATATCTATGACAAGGTTGTCCCTGGCCGTACAGTACAAGTCTACTATTCCGTTATCCCAAATGGCCTCACTAACAGCAATGATGACTTTGCTACTGTTACAGGTTTGCCGGAATCCTCACGTGATGTTGTTACCCTTGGAGCTGCGTACAGACTCCTATCGTATATCGATACGGGCCGTATCAACTTAATGTCAGCTGAGGCAGATAATGCCGATACAAAGCTTCCATCAACAGCTGGTGCTACAGCATCCAAGTACATCTTCGCACTGTACCAACAACGTCTTTCCGAAGAATCAACCAAGCTTCAGGACCGTTTCCCGATACGCGTCCATTACTCCCGATAAAGAGAAGGCAGCATAATGATAAGAGAATACAGTTCGATCTCTGTAGAAACGACCCTATCTGCACAGATGACCAGTATCCAGACAACGCTCAACGTAGCAGCGGGTACAGGTGCTGCACTCCTTGGTGGTGTGACACTATCTCCAGCAGGAACATATCAGTTCACACTAGCCATTGATCCTGATACAGCTAACGAAGAGATTGTCTTTGCTACTGCTAACTCAGGCGATACCTTTACGGTAATGCGTGGCCAAGCTCAGTCAACTGCTATTACACACTCAGCAGGTGCAGTAGTACGGCACGTACTGACAGCATCAGACTTAGATTACTTTAACTCAGCTATCCAACCTAACATCGTGACAGCTAAGGGTGACTTGATTACAGCAACAGCTGCAAGCACACCAACTAACCTAGCAGTTGGTACAGATGGACAAGTTCTTACAGCTGACTCTGCTCAGGCTAAGGGAGTTAAGTGGGCTACACCTACCACATACCCATCACAGACTGGTAACAGCGGTAAGTATCTCCAGACTAACGGCACTGCAGTATCGTGGCAGAACGCAGTACCAACGCTCAACCTTACTCTTAACGCTCAGACTGGTACTACATATACCATTCAGGCATCTGATCTGAACAAGCTGGTTACACTCAGCAACGCGTCAGCAATTACCTTAACTATTCCTAACGGTGTCTTTACTGTAGGCCAGCAGGTCAATATCCAGCAAATCGGTGCAGGACAGGTCACTATCGCAAGTGATGGAACAACCACCTTTACAGGTATTGGTACCAAGCTACGCACTCAGTACTCAGCTGCAACTATTATTTGTACAGCAACCAACACGTTTACCGTGATTGGAGATCTAGCGTAATGGCCCCAATTCTAGGTATCTGGGCATCCCAGATTTCTGGCCGTCTATGGGAACCAGCTGGTGCATATGATGCACTGGCTACCGTAACGGTCCCATCGGGTGGTGCAGCTAGTGTTACCTTTGCTGGTATCCCATCTGGATATAAGCATTTACAGGTTCGAGTTATGGCTCTAACTGCTGCAAGCGGCAAAGTAATGACTATGAGATTTAATGGAGATTCCTCTGCTTCTTACACTTGGCATTACCTTAATGGTCAGGGATCTATCGCAAGTGCGGGAAATGCAACAGGACAAACTTATGCAAGATTTTTTGGACAGAACATAGGAACGAATACAACAAACCCATCAGTATCTGTTATTGATGTACTTGACTATGCAAACACTGCTAAAAATAAAACTATGCGTGCTTTATCTGGATCTGATAATAATGGTTCTGGTGAGGTATCGCTTGAGAGCAGTTTGTGGATTAATGCAAATGCTATCAACTCGCTATCATTTCAGTTAAATGATAGTTCTAATTTTTCCGCTAATAGCAGTTTCGCCTTGTACGGCGTGAAATAAACGGGGGTAAATAAAATTCCAACTAATACATACGTAGCTCTTGATACAAAGACACTTGGTACAGCAGTACCAACCGTAACCTTCACATCTATTCCACAAGGTTATACAGATTTAGTATTGGTTGCATCTCCTGCAATTACTTCAGGAAACGACAATATGCGAATCAGAGTAGGCAATGGCTCTGTTGATTCTGGTAGCAACTATTCTTGGACTGCGCTAACAGGCAATGGCACAAGAGCTTTATCAGATCGTGGCTCTAACCAAACTTCTATCTTGTCGGATTACGACGGGTATATGCAGACAACACTTGGTAATAGCACCAAGATTATTCATTTTCAAAATTATAGCAATACAACAACCTTCAAAACAATTCTTAGTCGCTCAAGTAATGCGCCTGTTGGAACTGATGCTTTGGTTAACACTTGGCGCTCGACTGCAGCAATTAATACTATAACCTTGTTCCTTAACGGCGGTATTCAAAACTTTGCAGTCGGATCAACCTTCACAATCTATGGCATCGCAGCTGCTTCAGTCGGAGCCAAGGCAACTGGTGGAACTATCTACACAGATAGCCAATACTACTATCACGTCTTTGCAGGTAACGGTACCTTCACACCAACACAGTCAATCAGCGCAGATGTGCTAGTTGTAGCTGGTGGTGGTGGCGGTGGTCGTAGAATCGGTGGCGGTGGTGGAGCTGGTGGTTTGCTTGCATTTACTAATCAATCATTAACTGCAACTAATTATTCAGTTACTGTAGGCGGTGGCGGTGCAGGTGGAAGTATTGCCGATGCACCTGGAAGCAATGGAGTAGATTCACAATTTGCAGCACTCACACTTGTTAAAGGTGGCGGTGGCGGTGGATTCTATCTAGTATCTGGATCGGGAAGCGTTGGCGTAAATGGTGGCTCGGGCGGTGGCGGTGCCGCTGACGATAACGTTACTCGCGCTGGTGGTTCTGGTGTATCTGGTCAAGGAAATGCAGGCGGAAGTGGTAGAGGTCCAAGTCCTTGGGTTGGCGGTGGCGGTGGTGGAGCAGGAGCTGCAGGTGCTAACGCAACAACTTTAACTGGTGGTAATGGCGGAGTAGGTGTTGCAACTTATTCATCGTGGGGTGCAGCAACAGGTATTGGTCAAAATGTTTCAGGAACTTACTACCTTGCAGGTGGTGGTGGTGGAGCATTTGTTTACGATACACCTGCTGGTGCTGGTGGACTAGGTGGTGGTGGTCGTGGAGCAGAAGGTACTGCCACAACCGGAGTTTCTGGTTTATCCAATACAGGTGGTGGTGGCGGTGGTGCCTACTTTAACGCTGGGTCAGGCTCAGGTAACGGTGGCTCAGGTGTAGTAATTGTTAGATACGCGAAATAAGGAGAAGTAAATGCCAAATAATTATGTCCTCTTGGAACGCGTAGAACTTAATAACGCTGCAGCCTCAGTTGTCTTTGATAACTTACCTACAAGTGGTTACACCGATCTCAAACTAACGGTGTCTGCACGGTCTACATCAACAGCTGACTGGGTAGGTATATCTTTTAACGGATCCACAACTGGATATACCCAAAGGCACTTACAAGGAACTGGTTCATCTGCGGTTTCTTTTACCACATCTGATTATCAATTTGCTTTAATTAACAATCAAACTGGTTCAACTGCAAATGTATTTTCATCTTCAGATGTTTATATTCCAAACTATAGAAGTTCAAACTTTAAATCATATTCAATAGATACAGCCGGTGAAGCTAATACTACTATTGCTTATGCTGAGATTAATGCTCAGTTATGGAGTAACACTGCTCCGATAACTTCAATCACCTTAACATCAACAGGTGGAAACCTTGCAGCAGGATCAACCTTCTCACTCTACGGACTAGCTCAGGTAGGTACGACACCTACCATTGCACCAAAGGCTGACGGCGGTAATGTGATTGGAACTGATGGCACTTACTGGTACCACGCATTCCTTAGCAATGGAACCTTTACACCACAGACAGGACTTACCTGTGACTACCTTGTAATCGGTGGTGGTGGCGGTGCAGCAAACGCTGGAGGTGGTGGCGGAGCTGGTGGTTTTAGAAGCGCAACATCAGTACCATTAGCTATTGGTAACTTTGCAGTTACTGTTGGAGCTGGTGGGGCTGGTGGCGTAGCTAATGGTGGACCTGGTGAAACAAATGGTATTGATAGCACATTCAATTCATTCACCGCAACTGGCGGTGGAAAGTCTGCTGGATACGGTTCTAACGCTATTGGTACTGCTGGCGGATCAGGTGGCGGTGGTGGACAGTTTAACGTTTCAACCACATTAACTGGTGGTGCTGGTAATACACCAAGCACTTCACCATCACAGGGTAACAACGGCGGAACTGGTAGCTTCTCAGGAACAAATACTGCACGAGCAACTGGTGGTGGCGGTGGAGCTACAGCAGTTGGTGGCAACGCTTCAGGTGGAACCGGCGGTAATGGTGGAGCTGGTTCTAACTCATTCTCATCGTGGGCAACAGCAACAGGTACAGGCGTTAGCGGATTCTATGCTGGCGGTGGTGCTGGATTTGGTGGCGGTGGATCACCTGCATCCGGTGGTTCAGGCGGTGGCGGTGCTGGTGGATATACAGTAAACGACCAGAACCAACAACAAGGAACTAGCGGAACACCTAATACCGGTGGCGGCGGTGGTGGTAGTGGATTCTACCGTGCTAGTGGTAATGGTGGTTCAGGTATTGTTATTATTAGATATTTAGTAGCGTAAGGGAGAAACAGAATGTCACATTGGGCAGAAGTAGATAGCAACAACACAGTACTTCGGGTACTGGTTGGAAACAACAGTGATCCTAACGAGGGTTACGACTGGCTAATTGAAAACCTTGGTGGTACCTGGGTCAAGACTAGCTACAACGGGAACATCCGTAAGAATTATGCAGGTATCGGATATACATATGACGAGGCACGTGATGCGTTCATCGCACCAAAGCCTGAGTGCCACCCAGATAAGGTAACACTTGATGAAGATACCTGTCGTTGGAACTGTTCAGATGCTTCACACGTAATTATCCAAGGAGAAGAATAATGGCTGATAAGAAACTCATCGTAGATCTTGCTAAAGGTACCCAGTCCTATGTGGATTTAACACCTGAAGAGATTGAACAGCGTGCAGTTGATGCACAGAATGCTGCTATTGAGAAGGCAGAGCGTGAAGCTGCAGAGCAAGCTAAGGCTGATGCCAAGCTATCTGCACAAGCAAAGCTTGCAGCTCTTGGTCTAACAGGCGAAGAAGTAGCAGCTCTTACTGAATAGTAAGTAACCGCATTACCTCCTGAGTACGAGGGTAAACTGCTCTTATTTTTATGTCTATCTTAAGGAGCAATAATGGTCCCACCATATGGCAGTGACATCACCGAGAGAATTCCCGTACCACTGTCTAACCCTAGTGGCAATCAGTCTTATGCTGCCAGTGGTGTTTCATTTGACATAGCTCTTGCAGCACAACCATTCTTCCTTAACAATACCGACGAAACACCTTATCGTAGAGTCACAGCTCAGTATCGCAAGCAACAGCTTGATACTACACGTGAACCTGGTGAGCAGACACTTACTGGTTGGTGGCTACGATCACAGTCTACATTCCATCTAGGTCAAGGCATCAAGTTCTTTGAGCCAGCACAGGATGAATCGCTACGCTTTCAGTACACCTTCAGCAAGGGTTGCAACGTCTGGGATAAGGGACAGGTAACCCTACTCAAAGATGTAACTACTACACACGTTACTACAGGTAAGCTCCAAGCTAACAAGCGTCCGTTCCAGATTGAACGATCAGTACGACCAAGCTGGACAGTTACTAACAAGGCTCTGACATCTAATGTAGCAACACTTACTATTGGTAGCCATAAGCTTACAGCTGGTGCCACAGTCAACATCAATGGCATTGACGATACCTTTGACGGTACCTATGTCCTCACAGCTGTAGCTGCAACTACTATTAGCTATACCAAGACAGCAGCCAACGTCACATCAGTAGCTGCCACAGGCTTGGTAACACAGGACTGCATTCTTTTCTGGGATGAGTACGATGTAGATAGAATTGATATTGGCGGTCAGGTAACACACTTTATAGACTATAACGCAGGTGTAGATGATCGCGTCTATGCCATCTGTGATGACGGACAATTTGCTTACTGGGTAACTAATAAGACTTCCGGTGGCGCTAACAAGATGCACGTCTACAAGAAGAACCTCAAGGATGATGCTTCAGTATCACCGACCTTGATGTTTGACGCTACAGGTATTGTCGTGACAAATGCAGTCATCGAGTTTACTAAAGAGCGTCTGGTCCTAGCTGCAAACAATAAAATTTATGAGTTTGCTACATCAGCAACAACATTACCTTCTGCTGTCTACACACACCCAACAGATAACTTTGTCTATACCAGCATCACATCAAGCGGTGCTGCTATCTACCTAGCTGGCTATACAGGCATCCAATCAACTATCCAGAAGTTCACACTGAACACATCAGGTGCTATGCCTACCTTAACCAGTGCTATCACAGCAGCTGAGCTACCTGTCGGTGAGATTGTATTTAGAATCTATTACTACCTTGGGTATATGGCTATCGGTACTAGCCTTGGCCTACGTATTGCTCAAGTATCAGACCAAGACGGATCTATTGCATATGGTCCGTTACTCTTTGAATCAACCCAACCTGTCTATGATGTAGCAGGATTTGATAAGTACCTATGGTGTACTACAGGAGTCGATGGTAGCCCTGGCGTAAGCCGTGTTGACCTATCTGCACCTATCGGTGGCAACCTAGTCTTTGCCTATGCTTGGGATTTATATGACCCAACTACAACTGGATACACAACAACATCCTGTTCCTTCTTGGGCAATACCAACCGTCTAGCGTTTTGTACAGCTAACAACGGAACCGCAGATGGAACCGTCTATATCGAGTCAGCGACAACCTTGGTACCAGAGGCAACTATCCGTACCGGTTATATCCGTTACAACACACTTGAGAATAAAATCTTTAAGCTACTGACACCACGCTTTAACACACTCAACGGTGGTATCAGCATTAGGTCTATCGACCAGAACAATGTCAGCTATAACCTTGGTGTCTTCTCACAAGGATCAGACCTTGGCCAAGTGGGTATCTCATATCCTAACGGAGCACAGCAGTTCCTTGGATTTGAGTTTGCGTTCACACGATCATCTTTGGACAGTACTAAGGGTCCAATCTTTACTGGATACCAGGTCAACACTCTGGCATCTATCCCACGTCAGCGCCTTATCCAGTACCCAATCTCAATGTATGACCACGAGATGGATAAGTTCGGCAACCAGACAGGCTATGAGGGTTACACCTTTGACCGCCTACAAGTAATGCAAAACATTGAAGACATCGGTGACTTGATTAAGGTCGAAGACTTCCGTACAGGTGAGTCCTACCTTGGCCTTATCGAAGAGATGGACTTCATCAACAAGACACCTACCGATAAGCGATACTCCGGCTTTGGAGGATTGCTCCTAGTTACCATAAGGACAGCGTAATGACACCACAAGATTACGCAACAGTAGCTGTTGCAGTATGCACAATCATCGGTGGCTTTGGAGCAGCGGTACGCTGGTTAGTAAAGCATTACCTCAATGAACTTAAACCCAACTCAGGATCATCGCTCAGAGATTCGGTCAATAGGCTAGAACAAAAAGTCGACAATCTGTACAACATACTCATAGAACGAGGTATCAAATGATTCCATTAGCAAAGAGAGCAGCACCTGCTGCTATCGCAGCACTACGTCAAGCTACAGCTCTTAAGCCTAAGCGCAAGAAGGCAAGCGATGGGTTACTCCCATCTAAGGCACACGTACATCAGAACCCAAACTCTGACCATAACTCTGGTTATGCAGTAGACGTTACCCACGATCCAGTATTTGGTATTGATTGCGCCTTTGCTTTTATCAAGCTACAGCAAGACCCACGTGTTAAGTACCTAATATTTAACGGCAAGATTTGGTCTAAGGAAAAGGGTAACCGTGAGTACACCGGTCCTAATAAGCACACTAAGCATCTTCACATTTCCATTAAGGAAACTTGTGGGGACGACACCTCGCCTTGGTTTCCTTGGCTTGGTGAAGTAACAAAGGTCAACAAAGTAAAGGCAGCTATCAAGCCTTTGCCTAAAAAGAAGGAGAGCAAATGAATAAGAAGAAGCTAGAGGCTATCGCCTCAACATATCTTCGTGCAGCAATCGCATCAGTAATTGCACTATACCTTGCTGGTGTTACAGATCCAAAGGCTTTGCTATCAGCAGGAGTTGCTGCTGTTGCGGGTCCATTGCTTAAGGCACTAGATCCAAAGGCTACAGAGTTTGGTAAGAAATCAGCTAAGTAAGGTTTGACTGCGAGGCTACGGCCCTCCGCCCTTCGGGGTGGGGGGCCTCTTTTTTTATGCCTGAAAGAACAAAACCCACTCTATCTTCTTCATCTGAAACCAATCAGATAAAGCCGTCAAGGTGGGTATGTCCAGCACTCACAGCGAGTGAATCTCAGTCCAACTAACTGTTAGTACCTGAATGATAATCAGATGTTATCTGGGTTGTCAACTGGGCAAGGAACTATGACCAGAGCACCGCAGCTGAAGCAGGTAGCATCGAGGGCATACCAGACCAGCTCGTAATCTTCAAAGGAAGCTGACACGTTAAAGACCTGTGACCCACAGGAACATACGTGAAGGGGGCCAAAGTCCCTCAGATCGGCCCCGTAAGGCTCAGGAAGGACATCATAGAGGCGACGTCTGCCCCGCATTCTTGGCAGGGTGAGTAGACGGAACCGGCTCACTGGGCCTCCATTCTGTCGGCCCGTGAGGGCCATACTGTAACTCGCCTACGGCTCGTATTATAGACATACTCAGCTTGGTATAGGAACTTAGACACGCCGTGCTATCCTTAGCTATGCCTAGAATCTATTCGGTAAAAATCTTCGGTCAGAAGTATAAGATTGATTACAAACACCACGACGAAGATAGTTACGGTGTGACCATATCGGGTAACAATCGCATATCTCTTAGGCATAACTTGCCAGAAGATAAAATGATCCACGTGCTAATGCACGAGGTGACGCACGCTGTTATCCACGAATCGCTACTTGCTAATCGCAAGCGCTTCGATGCAGAAGAGGTGTGCGACTTGGTGGGATACCACATCGTGGACACTCTTAAGGATAATCCCGCGTTGGTAGAATGGCTCTTCGGTACAAAAGAATCTGAAGATGATACTAAAAAGGAGTTGGAATAAATGGTTGCTTTTCTATTTGGTTTATTGCTAGGCTTTGTCGCAGCATACGGATTCGATACGTGGCTTGTCTGGAGGGACAATAGAAAATGGCAATGACATACGATGAATTATTGGCAAAAATAGATGAAGAATTAATAGAACACGGACAAAGAGGAAATATTGTTAAACACTCCTTTGCCCTTCGTTCAGTAGTGGAATTGCATAAGCCAAGAACAAATGAAGCCGTTTGTATTCATTGTTCAAAAACAGGATTTTGGATTGCCTATCCCTGCCCAACTATTCAGGCTATTGAGAAGGAGTTAGCGTGAGGGGTATCTGTCGTAACCATAATGAAATGAGAAAAGTCCACGAGGATTTTGAGTGGGCCGATGAAATTATTTGCTGGGAATGTGGCAATAAGATAATTGAACTTATTGGACAAAACACTATGAAATACTTAGATAAGATTGATGAGGTGTTAAACGGTGGCGATTGAAGATCCAAAGGAATTACTATTACACGTACTACATAGCAAAGATGCTAGTCGTTCTCGTAGTACACAGACACAGGTAGGTCCATCAGAGATTGGTGGTTGCCGTCGTAAGGTCTGGTACCGATTGAACGCGCAACCTGAAACTAACGATAACCAATCTAAGCTGGCTGCAATTATGGGTACTGCTATCCACGCAGCTATTGAAGATGCTATTGGTCATATAGATCCTGAAGGTAAAGAATACTTAGTTGAAACTGAAGTTGCCTATGGTGATATGAAGGCACACGTTGACCTATTCGTACCAAGTACTGGTGCTGTCATTGACTGGAAGACTAGCAAGGTTAAGAACCTTAGCTACTTCCCATCAAAGCAACAGCGTTGGCAGGTGCAGGTCTACGGTTATCTTCTATCCAAGAATGGTCACGAAGTCAAGACAGTTAACTTGGTAGCTATTGCACGCGATGGTGCTGAGAAGGATGTCAAGGTACATACAGAACCTTACGATGAAGCTGTTGCACTAGAAGCCTTTGCGTGGTTGAATGAGGTTAAGACTTCAACAACCCTACCTGAACCTGAAAAGGATCAATCATTCTGTAAGGATTACTGTCAGTACTATGACGCAACAGAAACAATGGGTTGTGGTGGTCTAAAAAAAGAACGTATCGTCCTTAGTGAAGTAGTGATAGAGGACGATGAAGTTGACAAGAATGCACTGCACTACTTACAGTTAGACAGCAAGATCAAAGAGCTAGAAAAGGAACGGGATTCCTTTAAGGCTTCGCTCGAAGGCAATACCGGTGTCACCAAAAGTGGTATCGAGATTAGCTGGACAACAGTCAAAGGTCGTGAAACCGTTGACTCTAAGGAAGTTGAGAAACTTCTAGGGTTCGTACCGAAGGTTGTCGGTAGTGAATCAGTAAGACTAAATATCAAATCTAATGGAGGAAAGTAAATGGCTGCACCAGATTCAACAAAGTTCCAGATTAACTACAAGTTATCTGACGGAACACTTATCAATCTTTATGCAACAGATGTACGTGAGCTAGAGAGTGGCCTTGCCGATCTAGGTATGGTTGCATCTCTTATCAAGTCAACAGGTGCTGAACTCGGTGGTGGTAGCGCATTAGCTACAGCTGTTGCAAATGTAGCACAAGTGTTTCCAGGTGCTACAACAGTAGCTCCATCTCAGCAACCTAACCTTCCACCAACAGAAGGTGGCAAGATGTGTAAGCACGGAGCTATGTCTTACAAGACAGGTACCTCAGCTAAGGGTCCTTGGCAGGGTTGGATGTGTGCATCTCCAAAGGGTGCAACAGATAAGTGCGACACTATCTGGGTACGCTAATTGTATGCGCGGTCCTTGGGAGTATGAAGACCCAAGCTGCGCTTCAGTAGGTGGCGACTTCTGGTTTCCTGAAATAGAGAGGGGTGTAATTCACCCTTCTGGAGCAGACGGTAAAAGACTAGAAGCACAAGTAGCAAAGAGCATTTGTAAAAGTTGCATTCATAAAATTGAATGTCAACGATGGGGGCTAGAGCACGAGAGATTTGGGATATGGGGCGGTCTTACTGAAACAGATCGTAACCCTATCCGCAGACGACTCAACATAATTGTAGAGGAGGTGGGCGTTGCTGACTTTGCAACGGGCGTGGGGTACAGTCCTCACGAAAGCCACACCTCTACCTGATGTATGGGAAGGGCTTGCAGCCAAGCAGATAAAGTTCCGGAGAGGACAAGTCTGTATGGTTGCAGCCGCACCTAACGCGGGTAAGTCTATGTTTGCTTTGATATATTCAATCAAGGCTAACGTACCTACCTTATTCTTCTCAGCTGATACTGATACTACTACCGTGATGATGCGAGCTGCGGCTCACTCATCTGGTCATAACCAGACAGCAGTTGAGCAGAACCTATCTATCGATAGCCACTATTACGATAAGCACTTTGACAAACTGAAGCACATCAAGTGGGTCTTTGATTCATCACCATCGCTAGATGATATTGAGTTAGAGATCAAAGCCTACGTAGAACTATACGGACAGGCACCTGAGTTAATCGTCATAGATAACTTGATGAACGTAGCCGCAGAAACAGATAACGAGTGGGCTGGACTGCGAGCTATTATGATGGAGCTTCACGATATGGCACGTAAGACTGAAGCCTGCGTACTGGTATTGCACCACGTATCAGAACAGTCAGAGTATGGATCACCGACGAAGCCACCTGCACGCCGTGCTATTCACGGCAAGGTGAGCCAATTACCGGCACTCATCCTTACTCTAGGTTACGATCCGTTCAATGCAGAACTGAACATAGCAGCTGTGAAGAACCGCTTTGGTCCACACACAGCTGATGCCTCAGACTATGCAGGACTATCTGTTAATTACGGAGCCTGCCAAATCACAGACAAGAATGCCTTTGGTGCAATGCTACAAAGGGATGCTCGGTATGGGTATACTGGTAATTATATTGTTGAGCAAGACGAGTATGGAAATGAGATTGACTAATGGCTAATACCGAGATGCAACATCTAAGAAAAGAAATCAAGCAACTCAAGGCTGATATGGCTAACCTTGTAATGGCGTTGATTGAACTCAAAGTCTTTAAGATAAAGATTGATGAGGACGGCAACGCTGTCTACGATACAGGTAAAGATGGCAAGTAAATATGATCGGGTCAAGGGCGCTGTCTTTGAAACCGACGTAATGAAATTCTTACGCGGCATACCGGGTGTCCTGGCGGAACGCCTGACTAAAGCTGGCGCTAAGGATGAAGGGGACCTAGTAGTTATGGTCGCGGGAAAGACCTACATACTAGAGTTAAAGAACAGAAAGTCCTTGAACTTACCAGAGTTCTGGGCTGAGGCTGAAGTTGAGGCGCAGAACTATGCGAAGGCACGGGGTATTGGGGAAGTGCCACCGGCTTACGTCATAGTGAAGCGTCGCAACTCCAGCATAAGTAAAGCGTGGGTAATCTGCTCACTTGAACAATGGATAGGAGAGAAGCAATGAAGCGTGAAGATATATACACACTTAGTGAATACTATGACTTTGAAGGCACTGAAGAAGGTACTACGATAGCTTTGTTTGCTATCCTCAAAGAACTAAAACAACTTAATAAAACTCTTAAAACTAAGGAGAAGTAAATGCCAGTACCACAAGGAGTAATCAGTACATCAACAGGTCCGGTAGATCCCGAAGAACCTGTACAAGAAGTCGTACCAGTCGTTGAAGAGCTGGTCGAAGAAGAACTACCCGAGGATGAAGCAGATGATTTGCCAGAGCTGTAGTAATAAAGACCACAAAGATTGTAAGGGGTGTCCGTGTCAACATCAGACTGGTCCAGGTCACATAAATCTAAAGGCTTTAAAGGCGATGTCGACGCAAACGACATCCCAATAGGAGCCATAGTCAGGCACTACGGAGGTCAAGTCAGGGAAGGCAAAGACGTATCCGTGAAGTGCATTATGCACAACGACAGTAGGGCTTCTGCTTCTATGAATACCTACGACAATCTGTACTTTTGTTTTACCTGCGGTAAAGGCGGGAATGCGGCCAACATTGTCTGCATACTAGAGAACTTGGAGTTTAAGGATGGCCTCAAACGCGCAATCGAAATTGCAACTGGAAGCGGCGCAACGCTACGCTCAGGAAATAACTCCCGAGGCAATCGTCGCCCTAGCAGAACGTGGGATCTCTGAACAGGTAGCAGCGAGGTTTCAGCTGGGTACTATCGTTGAACCTATCAATGGTCACGAGATGTACGAAGGATGGATTTCTATTCCATACATAACAGCTATGAACCATTGCGTAGGCTTTAAGTTCCGCAGGATAGATGACGGTAAGCCTAAGTATGGTAGCCCTACAGGACAGAAGGCACACCTGTATAACGTGACAGATGTGTTGACCCTATCTCCATATATTGTGGTCTGTGAGGGTGAGCTAGATACTGTTATCACCAGCGGTATGGTAGGTATACCAGCTGTTGGTGTACCTGGAGTGCAGGCTTGGAAGCCACACTTTGCCAAGCTATTCAATGGCTACGACACGGTATATGTGGTAGGTGATAACGATATTAAAGAAGATGGATCGAATCCAGGAATGGACTTTGCCAAGCGTGTGGCTAACGAGATATTGAACTCAACTATTGTTACACTACCACCTGGTATGGATATAAATGATTACTACTTGGCACACGGTGCTGAGGCAACGAAGGCATTACTAATAGGTGAGAGAGAGTGAGTGAAGAAGATTGTCTAAATATGGTAAACAAACTGACACAAATGGGCTTTTTGATCATCTCAATAGACCGTACGAACCTAGTTCTCACAGTCCAGCCGATACCGGTACGGTGAATCAGTTTGCCGCAGATATGTGGGAAGTCCTCGACTCAGCAGGTAACTTACTCCTCAGTAAGCACAGAGATTACGGTCCGACAAACATCAGCCTATCACCAGGTGGTCCACTCAACGGATTGCGTGTGCGTATGCACGACAAGACAGCGCGTATCAACCACCTCATTGACTCGGGTGCAACACCTGAGAACGAAAGCTTACGCGACTCCTTCATAGACTTACTGAACTACTCAGCTATTGCACTGATGGTACTCGATGGGAACTGGCCTCGTGAATGATGACTGTCCTCACGGTCCTTGGGTATTAGACACAGCTCCCTGTTACTGCGAACCTCACGGAGTAATGCACATCTGGTGCAACGACTGTGGCGCAGTACAAATCAACGATGAATGGCAGGAGCATAGATGAGTAAAGTCCATCCCTTTGTACTTGAGTTACTGCCTAGTGTATCTCGGGCTGTGCATAGTAAGTACAATAAGTGGGTAGATCGTGATGATATTAAACAGGAGTGCATACTCTGGGCTATGAACAGAGCAGGCTGGGTTAAAGAACAGCTTGATGAACCTGACCTTGAACAGCGTAAGCATAACGAACAGAAGTTAGCGTGGCAGATGACACGTGCAGCTGAGCGTTACTGTCGCAGAGAGAAGGCTATACGCTCTGGCTATCAGCCAGGTGATGAAGCTTTCTACCAAGGTGCAACGCTTGCTAAGTTATTACCCTTTGTTATTGCATCAGTCATAGATGGCACAGTCCTTGAACCAGCACAAGAGATGATCCTAGATGGACAACCTAAAGGTTCCTCTTCACCTGCTGAGGGTGGCAACTTACTTGCTACCTTGATGGATATTAAGAAACAGTTTACTGAGCTTGACGCTGAAGATAGGCAGGTACTTACCTTGCGCTATCACGAACAGATGACCCTTGCACAGATAGGTAATGTATTGGGTTGCCACGCTACCACAGCTGATCGTAGATGTGACCACGCTCTGCGTGAGTTAAATGATTTACTAGGTGGAAGGTCGCCCTGGGTATGAAAGAACAGGACCTCTTCGATAAGCTACGTGAAACTCTATACCCTGACCTGATTAAATCACCTGGCATCTATGATGCCTTCGACTGTATCAGCGAGAAGGCTGGTCACTACATCGAATTGAAATGTCGCTATACCCATTATGATACGCTACTTATAGAAGAAATGAAGTACAAGAAGCTCATCACGCAATCAGCTGAGCGTAACCTCTTACCCTTTTATATTAACAGTACACCGCAGGGAATCTACTCCTTTGATCTGATGGATGTACCTGAACCTGAGTGGGTAACACATCGTATGCCTGCTACCAGTGAGTTCTCTAATCGTTACAAGGTAGATAAGTTAGTAGGTTACTTAGATATATCGGAGGCAGTCAAGTTATGAAGTGTGCAGTTGGGGTATGCCCTAATAACTTAGAAGAGTACGGCACCTATGATGAATCCGGTGCCAAGGTTTGCGTTATGTGTAAGATGACGTTTCTTATGTTAAGAGGTGAGTTGCTTGATTTACGAGTATGAATGTCCAACAGATAAGACTGTTGTAACTATCGAGCGTAAGATGACTGACCCTGAAGTAATACCTATCTGCACTACCTGTCACGGTAATCTTACTCGTGTCTGGTCCACACCTAGTATTGTATTCAATGGCCCTGGTTTCTACAGTACGGATAATAAGTGACCGACTATCCTAACTGGTTTGCTAAGTCTGCTCAATTTAACTTTGAAGAGTTTCTTACACCACTTGCTGGTATAGATAAGCTTCGCTTCTTACAGCTTGGTGCATTTACTGGTGACGCTAGTGTATGGATGTGCGATAACGTTCTTACTGGTAAGTATTGCTATCTTACTGATGTAGATACCTGGCAAGGTAGCGATGAGATAGCTCATAAGGATATGGATTTTGTTAGCGTCTATGATACTTACCGACACAAGACAGATCATTACCCGCAAGTATTGCGTGTCACCTCAACTACTATGGACTTTCTTAATCGCCCTAATAAAGATGCAATCTTTGACTTCATATATGTAGATGCAGACCACACAACTGTTGGTGTGCTGCTTGATGGTGAACTAAGCTGGCCACTGCTCAAGTCTGGTGGCATTATGTCATTTGATGATTACACGTGGGGTCACGAGTCTGGTGATCCACGCCTTGCACCGATGGTAGGTATTGACCTCTTCCTCCATCGCCATCAAGGAGAGTACGAATTACTTGCTAAGAATACTCAGGTCTGGATTAAGAAAAAGTAATAGCCCCCGCAGGAGAAAGAGGTAAAGGCCTGCGAGGGCTTTGCTACTTAGGAGGGCAAGTCAAACTATACCTTGATATGGGTTTTTAATCAAGATAGACACGGCCACGTGGCAGGGGTCGTTTCCATCATCCCATTCTTCCTGTTCTTCTTCAGTCATATAATCGTAATTACCATCGTGTGTAGCGCAGTATGGCTCGCTCACCCATCCTGCCAATATACCTATCTTTAACCATATTCTAAGCATTACTTTCCCTTCATAACTATAACGGCTGACGGAAATGGTGCGGCGTTCTTTTGATCACCAAACTTCAGCCTACCTTTAATGAACCTTACCTCGTGGTGAATACAACTATCCCACCACCAGTTTGTATCTGTGCGTGACGGTACTAGGCATACCACTGTTGCTCCAGCCTTTGCCTCACTGTCGGCCTTAGCTACCCAATCCTTAATGGTTCTACCATAAGGCGGGTTGAGCCAGACTGCGCCGTCAGTAGTCCACCTATTGACCAGTGCATCACGCCTTGATTCTTCAGGGTGATCAGGACCAAACCAGTTATCAGGCACCAGGGTTGAGCTTGCTAATGCAGCTGCATCCAGGGTGAAGTTAAACTCCCTGTCTAGCTTCTTAAAGAAGTCAAGCGGGGTTGTCCAAGTGTCATCATTAGATGTCTTGAAAGTATCTGTCTTATAGAATCCCTCAGTCATTAGTACCACCCTCTCCTATCACTGTGTCGTAGAGCACGGCACGCAGATTCTCCGTAGCGGTGGCCAATGTATCGTAGGCCGTGAAGGACTTGTAGTTCAGGTTCTCCACTGCTCTCTCTAAGGAGTTGAGCAATTCCAAAAGCTGAACTAATGGGTCGTCCTTTGGAGTCGCGTGGTCGGGCCAAGTGGTCAAGCCTGCTCTCACGGGTCCATAGGGTGACAAGGCACGCAACTTCCTTTCTCGAATATCCGAGAGCGCGACTATATTCTCTAACGATTCTCTCATTTTCTCTCTTCTCCTCCATTGTTGCCTTCGTCCGCTCCGTCATTATCGGGATCGGTATAGGTACTACCTTCGATAGCGTCTTTGTATGATTCAATAGTGATAGCACTACCACTGTTACGATCAATATCAACCCAAGTTTTACCGGTAGTTTCATCGTTTGCTCTCTCCTCTTGTAGATATTCTAGGTAAAGCTCAGGGTACTGTTGAGCTATACGAGTCCTCGCCCTATCTCTGGCCCTTCTATAGTTACGGTAGTGAATCGCTTGGCTAAGTCCAGCCTCGTTACTTTCGCTCACCATTTATTCCTTTCCATCCAGACGGCAAAGCATACCGCAATAAGTGTAAAGAATAACCATTCCATTATTTCCACTCACATTCAGGGCAGGTGTAGGATCGCCACTTCAGGTAGTCGAACTCCACCCCGCACTCGTTACACTCGATGATATCTTCATCTATCCAGAACTCAGGATCAGTACCGTTCAGATAGGCGTAGCCTTCTGTTACCATACCCAGCCCCCTCTCACCGCACCGACTAGGGCGGTTACATCTAACGGCTGCCCTATCATCTGAGCGTCAATGGTAAGCTCTGTGTCGTCAGTCTGCCAGCCAGATACGAGCAAGCGAGCACCAGCAGGCGCATCCTTGAACGCCTGCACCGCCTCACCTGCCTTATCCCCCTCAAAGGTGGTCACTCCATCGCTATCTATCACTTCATAGAATATAAAGAGGGCTTCGTGTGTAGGGTGAAAGCTCATTTACTCTCTCCCTCTTGCCCAATACCGGCGCAGGAGAAACACTCAAACCCGCCCACGTAATACTCGATCACTTGCACATCTTTCGCCTTGCACTTGCCACAGTCATACACTCCTGCATATTCGTACTCCATTACTCTCCCTCTCCTTCTATCGCTAACTCCCTGCATAGTTTGCAGGTATTTTGTCCGTTAATTATTTCCAACACTTCATCACTTAAATCTCCGCACCAAGCACAGTTATAGCTCACTCGCTCTCTCCCTCTTCCACACAATTAGGGCAACCAGCGCACATATCACACACGCCTGATCCGTCATCTCCCTCTTCCTCTATCCCAAAGATACGCGCAAGCGCACCGTTCGCCTTCTCTAGCATAGCCAGCGCTTCCGCCAGCTCTTGATCCATAGTTTCCCTCATACTCATCTACTTATCCTCACAATCTCTCTTAATATCTTTACCGCAATCTAGGCAATAAATCAGTTTGCACCCTGCCCAAGCTCCGCCGTGATGACGTAGGCAAGGGATGACTCCCTCTTCTAATTGTAAGCAATCGTTCATATCTTGCACCCGCACTCTCTGATCGGTACTAGGTGATCTCCGCATATAGTCATCGCTCACCCTCTCCCTCTTTCTTACAATTAAATATATGTGAGTACTTACCATTTTTTAACGCTACATAGTAACCGCGAGTAGATTCCCCGCAATTCTTGCAGACTCCCGCGATCACCGGGTTTACGATTGCACTCATCTCCATTTCCTCCCTGTTATATCGCTTGCGCACCCTCTACATATATCTTCGTGATAGCTGACAGTAACTAGGGTGAAGGGATTCACCTTAGCCCCGCACCTTGAACACTCTACCTTCTCCACCTTAACGCTCATAACTTGCTCACTTTCTCTATGATCGCCAGAGCCTCGCTCTCGCTCTCCGCATATCCAAAGCACTCACTCGCCCCGATCTTGTATTGGTAGCGGTAGGCCATCCATCCATCGAGGCCGGTGGCCTCTATTGTGTAGCTCATAACTTTCCCTCTCTCTTTGCGGTTGATATTGCTCTCTTTAACTTTGACTCTAATTTATCAAGGCGTAAGCTCCGATCATCGCCCCATTTACCTACCGAATCCAATTCGACAGCACCTAGGAGATCGTATAGCTCCCTCTCACTTAATCGTAAATCCATCACTCGCCCTCTCTCTCTTATTCATCTATTAGGTAGCCGGTTAGCTATCCTCTACCTTGCAGGGGTACTCTACCCTACAAGATAGGGAATCTCTAGCCTATTTAATCAGGTATTTATCCCGAAATCTCTCTCTCGCCTCTTTGATCGTGTATCCAATATATAGCTCACTCACTCGATAGCCCCCGATTATGTCGGAGATCTCAACCCCTGCGGGGTGCCTTGTGATCGTCATTACGCCACCGCCCTTTCTTTGTAGCTCTCATAGATCTTAAACATATCCGCCTTCTTTGTGTTGCTCTTGACGGCATAAAGATCGATGCCGGTTTCTCTCGCCACTGTATACAGGCTTTGGTTCTTGCTCTCTTGTGGCAGGTAGCCTAACTCAATCAACTTATTTTGTGCCTCGTACAGATATTGATCTCCGTAACCATATTGGAAAGGTAGGATCGCCACCTGTCCACCGTCGACCCATATTCGGGCGCTAAAATAAGAGTTTCCGTTTACCTTGTCGAACCACTCGCGCCCCTCAATAAATAAAGAGCGGGTGATCGGTGCCTTGTCTGCCCCTTTCAAGGCATCCGCGACCCTTGCCACCGCCTCCGGGGTGAGGCCTCCGATATTGTAGATCATCTCCTCATCAAGCCCCGGCGTGCCTAGTTCGTATCGTTTCCAATCGTAAACAGTTGCCAGGGTGCCGTCATCGAATAGGATCCCCCACTCAATAGATACTTTCTCGCCTTCCTCGTATTCGGTTGGATCACCGAACACGGCGGAGATCTGTCGGCGGGTGATCGGTACGGTGTAGCCCTGTAAATAGGTGCCCGCGATCTCTTGTGTTCTCTTGTGTTGCATCTCTTGCCCTCTTTCTCTTGCCTAGGTATTGAAAGGATAACCGCCTAGCTATCCTCTACCAGTGAGCGTAAATCGCTTAATGCGGCTCACGCTCACCGATAGGGAATCTCCACGCCTGTTAATAGTCCGGTGTGCCTCTTGTGATCCATAGCCCGACTATGCCTAACAGTACGATCCCGATAAGGATCGCCTCGATCTGCCAATACTCTCGCTTTCGCATCTACCTGCCCTCTCTCAGTAACTCAATGTTGCCGTGATCATCAACCGCGATCAAGTACCGACACGACCCGCACTCATAGCGGGTTTCCCGATATTGGGTCGCTCTCTCTTGCGTCATTACGCCTCCACAGTGATCCATCACTTTGCCTCCGATCTGTAATTACACGATCCACACTCTTGATAGTGCTTATTCTTGCCACCTAGTACGATCACGGTATTTATGTGCATCTCGCTCTCGCATTTCGGACACTTTGGCATCTAATTGCCCCCCTTGTAAGGATCGTGAGGCAGGCGACCATCTCTTGCGATCCGGCGACGGGCCTCGATCTCAGCATCCTTTCGGGTGTATCCGTAGAAGGTCATCTCGCTTTCCACGCCATCGATAAAGGCGTTTACCTGCCAGCCCTTAGCATAAGGGGCGCAACTCTTGATCTTGATCTCAGCGACCACCATTTATTCGCCCTCCCTGATCACTCTTGTATCGGTTGAGATCGATTCCCAACACTCAGGGTGTGCATATCCCTTAGATCCGCTGACTCTCACCCGATAGGTGATCGCGGTGGCCCTTGCCACCCTCTTGTCGCATATTCCGCACATCTCTTGCCTCCCTTGATCGGTGGCCGTGATCTACGGCCTACCTTGTGCCTCGCCGGGTCGTGATCCCGGGCGCCCTCCTAGGGTCGAGGCGGATCGGTTACGCGATGCAGGCGCGTCGCCAGTGGATCAGCATTTCAGTTGAGTAGTGCTTTCCTACCTCCTCCTCGACCTTGGCGAGTGTCGCGCCGATTGCGCGGTATTTCTGCCCTGCCAATATCAGCTCGTCGCTTTCGACGCCCTGGCGGACCTCCGGGGCATCTAGTAACTCGTCGCGCTTTACTCTTGCGCTTGCTCGAGCTGAGTCGAGAGCCTGTCGCACGATCTCGATCTCCTCGAAAGAGAGGTTGATATTCATCTTTTCGCCTTCCTGTCGGCCCCCGCCTGGCGGGGGGTATAAGCCGGACTGTCCTGCTTATGAGGAGGAGAATACCCGAAAGCGACAGGCGATCAAGGATATTTTGATAACGATTAGATAACGATTTCCTGTGAATTAAATAGCGATATGTCGACAATTAAAAGTGATTGAACTTTCAACTATCTTAGGGCGACAAGGTTACTGTCCGGTAAGTTACTAGCCAGGTCGCCCCGGTAACTTACTAGCGGGTAACTTACTTACCGGTAATTATCAATCGCCGTATTTTTTAATTATGTAAACCAGTGCGGCGGGTATAGATCTCCGGCTCAGCCCTGCCAGGATCGAGAGAGGGTTAGGGATGCCGGGGGGTGAGTGCGCCCTTCACCGTTTTCTACGGCAAACAGTTATCCACAGGCCAGCAAAGTTGTCCACAGGGGGTTATCCACAGGCCAAGAAACCGCAACCCAACCGCAACCCCCCGTGTTGAA